ATTGATTCTAAGTTGATTGTCCAAGGTCAAGGACAAAATATATGGTTCAAATCGGTAAATAAGTCATTGGAGCACAATGATGGTTGAACCCACTGACATTGAAAAAAAGAGTCTCGAAGCCCACGTAGAACTGTGTGCTGAACGCTATAAACTATTGGAGACCAAGTTAGAAACAGTGGAACAAGGCGTGGTTACAACCAAAAACATGGTGCAAAATCTTTCTCAAACTGTGAGCCAAATGGCGGAGAAAAACAATGATCGATTGATCAAGTGGGGCGTGGGCATTATTGCCGCGCTGGCCGGCGCCTGCGGTTGGTTGTTGACACACTATATCAAATGAATCAAGAACAAAAATTAGAGCGCTTTGCTGAAAAAGAGCTTCTTAGAAATATCAATAATCTGATCATTGATGACAATCAAGGCGGATACATTGCATTTGGCAAATATCAAATTGAACCTGTTGAAAAAGGATTTTGCGTCAACACCTGGGATAAAACTGTGCACTGTTTTGCCAACAAAAGAAGCGCCATTAGTTACTGCATAGCAGACAAAGTCGGTAACTATAACTTGGCACGAAATATCATGGTTCTTGACCACAAAAAACAAATTCTTGAGGCTGACATACACTGTCGTAAAACCAAGGCAACTCGCTCCCGGACCCAAGACTTCTACGAAACAGTAAATACAAAGATACAACCCAAAGTAGACCAGTATAACTCGCTCAGCGCCGAATTAGAGAAATGTATAAATTCGGCTAAATATATTCAAATTAGAGGATTCTATAATGAAACTGCAAGAACTATCGGCGCCCAAGCCAACTAAACAAATTTCCAAAGTGTTTGAAAGTTACTTTGGTAAAGGCATTCGCTTTGAAAATCTTTCCGCTGGGCAAGCCAACAAGTTGCTGGGCCGTGTGCGTGGTTTACTAAGTGAAACACGACGTCAACCTGACATACATTTCAGCGAGCGCAATCCTACCTATCTCAAACTTGTGATGATGGAGCAAGCATTGGCAGCCAAGTTAGCAGAAGAAATGCCTGTTGCCACTGCACCTGGTGTCACCAATCCAGGCGCTGCCGCTGCTGCCACTGCTGCAGGAGTAGTTGCCACACAAAAAGATCCCAAGGTCAAGGCTGCACTGCAAAAAGCCGCCAAAGGACAAAGTTTAAATCCCGAAGAGCAAAAGATTGTCAGCGGTGTTGCACTCAGCAAGACTGAAAGCAAGTTACGCCGTGCTTATCGCATGCTGAAAGAATCAGAAGTTCAACAAGCTCAAGTAGTTTTGGCTGCACAAGACATGGTCGACAAAATGCAGAGCATGCTGGAAGATACCACAGAGCTACAATTCAAAGAACTGCCGGCGTTGGTTGACTCTATCAAGAACCAAGTTGGCATTGATCAAGCCCAACAATTCAATACCGATGTCACGGCCGCATTGTCAGGTTTGGTACAAAATCTTCAAGCCGCCAAGCAACAGCTGGATCAAGCACTGGGTGTTGTAACTGGTCAGGCTGCTCCGGGCATTCCTGGTGTGTCGGCCGCTCCTGGCGCCGACTTGGGTGCCGAGGTCGGCGCAGACATTGGTGCTGCTGCCGGCGGAGCTCCTGGTGCTGAAGCCGGTGCTGAATTAGGTGCCGAAGCTGGTGCTGATTTAGCTGCTGCAGATTTTGGCGATGATGCTGAAGCTGCCCCTGCTGCCGCTTTGGGAAGAAAACGCAGATAATGAGAATCAACGAAGTTGATCAAGGCGCTGACCCAAACAAGCTGGTAGGCCTTGTTCAATTTCTTGCAGGCCGTGCAGAAGATACCAATGCTCAAAAACAGATAAGTCAAAGTGCATTTATACAACTTGCTCAAAGCCTTGGTATCAATGTTACTCCAGCAACACTGGGAGGACTTATTGCACAACCGCCATTGAACGGCGTGTTAGAACCCTTGGATCCACAATCCGAAATGATAACATTCAAAGGCGCCGACATTGGTCCTGCCAAAATGTCAGTTCCGCAAGCACAGCAAGTAGTTAACAAGATGGCCAAATCCGCAATGAAACGCGGAATGAAGTAAACAAAACATAGACTCAAGGCGTTAAATATAGTATAATATACTGTAGGAAGTGTCATGAAAAAATTACTCGTAACCTTATTAATGGCCGTCGGTACTGTTGCAATGGCACACGGTCCTCATAATTATGGGCATAAACACTATCACCCGGGCTACGGATGGGTGGCTCCTGCATTGATTGGTGGGGCTATTGTATATGGCATGACTCGACCCGCACCTGTACCGCCACCACAGGTAGTAGTTACACCAAATTATACCCCTCCTCCGCCGGGGTATCGTTATGAACAATTGCTGGATGCTAATTGCAATTGTTACCGCTTGGTATTAGTACAGGTATATTGATATGGCATATTCAGACAAAGTCTTGGACCATTATGAAAATCCCAGAAATGTGGGCAGTTTTAGCTCTACTGATGATACCGTTGGCACTGGTATGGTTGGTGCACCTGCTTGCGGGGATGTGATGAAATTACAAATAAAGGTAAACAATGAAACAGGTATTATTGAGGACGCCCGTTTCAAGACGTATGGATGCGGGTCGGCAATCGCATCATCTTCTCTTGTCACAGAATGGGTCAAAGGCCGTACTCTTGACGAGGCAGCAGGCATTAAAAATACAGAGATTGCTCAAGAACTTGCCCTCCCTCCGGTCAAAATACACTGTTCAATACTTGCTGAAGATGCGATTAAGGCGGCAGTAGAAGATTACCGAAAGAAACATGCTGACTCTAACTGATGCTGCTGCTGGTAAAATAAAACAAACACTCAAACGCCGCGGAAGCGGCGTTGGCATTAGAGTGGGTGTAAAAACTACTGGTTGCTCTGGGCTTGCTTATGTGTTAGAATACGTAGATAGCCCTGGTGTCGATGACCAATGTGTCGAGTGTTTGGATTGTAGAATTTACATAGATCCAAAATCCTGTCCTTATCTTCAAGGCATGACCATTGACTATGTGAGACAAGGACTAAATGAAGGATTCGAATTTCGAAATCCCAACGAACGAGATCGTTGCGGCTGCGGAGAAAGTTTTAGAGTTTGATAGTGAATATAGTAACCGAACTGTTCAGTCTTGATCCTGATTGTCTGATTGTAGGTATAGACAGTTGCATCAGTAAAGATAGAGTTTTTCAATCAGTTGTTCGAGAAAGAATTGAAAACGTTTTAACCCAACACTATCAAGGGCAAACTATTATATTTAAAAGTCATGATGGCGCAAATATAGACCGCTCTGGATTTCTTCAATGGGTAGAAACTTTGCAAAAAGAATTTGAAATTCCAGGTCATAAAATAGTTTTTAATACTATAATTCCCCCTGACAATTCTACTGTAACTGGTGACATTTTACAAGCACAATATCCATGGCAAAAAGTTGGGCTCAAGGCATTTACAGATGGAGGTAGAGATATTGATCTGTCAAGGATCAACACTGACTTGTCTGCAGCCAAATTTGTGGGGGCACTTGCAGCCGGCCGATGGAGTTTTTGGCGTCTGAGAATGATTTATGAATTAGATCAAGCCTTTGCTGGCGATACTTATATTACTCACAACAAGAATACCAGTTTGTTTTTTCTTGACAAAGCAGTAGAACTTGTCAATGAAATACAATGGTTAAAAACAAAAAACTTTGAAGTTGATCCCAACATAGATCCAGACAATGTCTATGCTATAAATTATAGAAAAGCCTATGAATACTATCATGGCATTTGGAATCTTTTTCATATTGAAGTTGTGTTAGAAACCGACGAATATCAAAATCAATGGTTCACTGACAAAGTAGGAAAATGTTTGGCCAGTGGCAAACCATTTGTGTTGTTGGCCGGGACCGAAAGTCTTAAAAATTTACGCAAGTTAGGATTTAATACTTTCAATCAGTACATTGATGAATCCTATGACCAATGTCGATCGCCGGGTCAAAGAATCTTGCAAATTGTATCCAGCTTACATGATCTTTACAACAATCCTGACAAAACAAAAATATTACAAGACATGCAAAAAATAGCAGCCAGCAACGTTGAAATTTATAAACACTATGTACAATCCCAAATTTAATTACCAACCTGTGCCCCGTGTGACAGTAGAAGGCAAGCGTTTCTATGCCACACCCGATGGCAGCAAACTTCCTTCAGTAACTACAATTTTAGATAAAACCAAAACAGAAGAGAGCAAGGCAGCACTAAACGCATGGCGTAATAGAATGGGTCATGAACGTGCCCAACAAATTACCACAGAAGCTGCCAATCGTGGCACACGCATGCACACGTATCTTGAGCACTATGTAAAAACAGGCACACGCAAAGAAAGAGGATCGAATCCATTTTCGTGGCCCAGTCACATCATGGCCGAAGAAATTATTACCAAGGGCTTACAAAATGTGTCAGAATTTTGGGGCATTGAAGTTCCACTGTATTTCCCCAAGATTTACGCTGGCACCACAGACGGTGCCGGCATACATTTAAACGAAGAATCCATCTTAGATTACAAGCAAAGCAACAAGCCAAAACGGCGCGAGTACATAGAAGATTATTTCATGCAACTTGCAGCCTATGCAGAAGCACACAATGAGCT